CGAGATGCAGGGGCGGGCAGAAGTCATCGCCTAGCATCTCAACCAGCGCTGCATCCGCATACATGGCAGCGATGGCGTGCTCGCACTTGATGCACTCGTAGCGAGCGGCGAGGTTGTCGTCTCTGAACGTGGCCGGTGCGCCGCACTCCGGGCAGGCGATGGAGTGGGGCATCATGTGACGGCGGTGCATCTCGATGTAGATGAGGTCCGGCAGAGCGAATTCGCAGACTGACTTGGCGGTCATGCTCTCCTCCCGTTTCCCTGATACTTGCGTTCACCGGCATCGAGGCAGCGCTCGCAGCAATACCAGCGCTGTCCGTCACCCGCGGTCAGACCGACCGCCTCCGGCTTGCGCTTCTTGCACTCCGGGCAGACGCGCCACGCAGTGGCGCTGGGCTGAACGACGATGCGATGGCGCATGTCACACCACGCGCTCGTTGTCGATGTAAGCCTCGAGGCCGGGGAATTCGTCGCTCAGCTTCTTGAGCGTGGCGGTCACGGCATCCCGGGTCAACGTCTTGCGTTCGGTGACGAGCGTTATCTCGCAGTCGAGCCCGTGGCCGTCATCGTCGAGGCGCTGTGCAATCTCAGTCACAGCGGTATTGAAGTCCGGGGCGAGGAGGCGGTAGGTCTTGCGGTGGGTCGTGCGGCCTTCCTGCTTGAAGCTGACGTGACAGTCGTAGCACTTCAATTGCTGTTCCATGGCTAATCTCCTTGGCTCACGGATTGAGCACTCCCTCGGTGAGCGGTCGCACCCGCTCACCTAGCGCAGTGTTCAAGCCCACAACTGAGTGGTGGCTCGCAGGCTGACGTACTGCCCGCGGCCGATGACAACGTGGTCGAGCACGTGGATGTCGAGCAGGTCGCCGCCCTCGATGATGGCGCGGGTCACGGCAAGGTCTTCCGGCGAAGGCGACGGGTCACCGCTCGGGTGGTTGTGAACGACGGCGATGCCCGCGGCGTTCTGTCGGATGGCTTCACGGAACAGCTCGCCGATGCGCACCATGGATGTATTGAGGCTGCCCTTGTAGACCTGAACCTTGCCGATGAGCCGGTTGCGCGTGTCGCATAGCAGGACCCATAGCTCTTCCTGCTCCGCTCCGGCGAGGTCGGCCATCATCAGGCCAGCTAAGACGGAAGGGCTGTCAATCGGTTGCTCTACGGCTGCCTTCTCGGCCAGCCTGCGGCAACGCTTCATTGCCTTCTCCAACGCAACGACTTGGTCTACCATTGTCGTGTCTCCCGTGCTCCGGTTGAGCACTCCATGGCGCGCCGGTATATATACCGGCGCGCTTGCAGAGTTCAACCAATTCCTTCGGTCACCTGCGCGGCCATGGCAACCAGCGCTCGCAGCAGGAAGTCACCATCGCTCATGTTGCCGTTCACTTCCACGTTCACCTGTCCGTCCGAGTTGTTGCCGACCATCGAGAGCACGACCGAGAAAGCGTCGCAGGACAACATCGCCCGGCAGCGCTGGGCCGAATAGTGCTTGCCGCCCGGCGCAGAGCGTTGCAGGTCGGTGCGGAACTTGAAGGTCGGGAAGGCCGCGGCCAGCGCGGTCAAGGTCTGTTCGGCCTTGGCGAGGAAGGCAGCTTCGTAGTCCGTGCGCTGCCGCTTGGCATCCAGAGCATCCAGCCGGTAGGTTATACCGTCACGGGCTCGCTCCATGGCCTTCGTCCAGTTGTAGGTTCCGTCCTTGCGGACAGGGAAGCGAGCGGAGGTCGTGTCGAAGCGTGAACCGGTGTAGATGGTGAGCGAGAGAGCGGAGCGGGTCAGGCCGATGGTGATGCAGCGGTCGTCACCCAAGCTGACGTCCGCAGTAGCCTCGCCGCCCCATGAGCCATAGGCGAACTTGAGTTCGTGACCGAAGTCCTTCTCGCGGAGCGGTGCCGTCTCGTCCTTGAGCACGACGAGCAGTTGATTGAGCTCGGCGTCGCGCCGAACCTGCTCGGCCTGCTGTGCTGCTTCCCGAGCAGCCTGCCGAGCGGCGCGCTCGGCTTCCTGCGATGCGGCGTAGGCGGCTTCGTACGCGGCCTTCGCTGCCTCAGCCTGTTCACGTGCGGCCTTCACTTCGGGGGTCTCAATCGTGGTGTCCATCATGCTTCTCCTGCGTCCCGGTTGGACGCTCCGTGACGCCATCGACGGGTGGTCAATGGCGCTCTCGGAAGGTTCAACCGCTCGTGATGTGCGGCCAGTCGAGCTTGACGCCGAATATCTCCCAAGCAACTTTGACTTCCGGATGCTCGGCTTCAAGGCGTTGGGCGAGCTCTTGCGCTTTCTGAGCGGAAGCGAAGATGGTCAGGTAGGCGTGGCCGTATTCACGGCATCGCCCGCCGGGACCATAGCGCTTCGTCACCGTGGTGACGCAATATTCGCGGCGCTTGAGGACGCCCGTGGCCTTCACTGCGTCGATGAGCCTTTGGGCTTGCATGGTGGCTGCCATTACCGTTCTCCGGTGGTCCGGTTGACCACTCCTATCGACCGCGCTCGCAGGAGCGCGGCCGACGTGCAGGGGTCAATCGCGTAGGTGCTTGAAGCCGACCGCATCGACCATGTAGGCGTTGCACCGCCACGAGCCGGGATGGAACACCATCACCAAGTCCCCGACCGACAGCGATGGAAACGCTTCGTGGTAGGCGGCGATGGCGGGGGCGTCGAGCGACCCATAGACCATCCCCAGGTCTGCGTCGATGTTCAGCATCAGGTAGGTTCGCTCGCAGATGCTGAAGTCGTCCGGGTCGTCATCGGGGATGTTGAAGGTGAGTGCATGGACGAGGTCGCCGTCATCGGGCTGGTATGCCTTGCCTTGCTCAAGCTGTTGCCGGAAGCGGTTCGGGTTCCTGTTGCAGTAGACGCTCACGTGCGTAGTCATGTTGGCTCTCCGCGCTCCGGTTGAGCGCACCGACCGGCGGGCGAGCAATCGTCCGCCGTCTCGGTGAGTTCAACTTCACGGCATCGAGATAATGAGGCCAGCGTCATACAGCGCCGCGGTGGTCTGCGTGTCGCCGCACTCGCGGGCGATGCACTTCCACATGCAGATGTGGGCGTGGAAGTGCATCGGCGCCCCGCACTCCGGGCAGACTGCCTCGCCCTGCGGGCGGGCCTCGTGGCGGAACAGGGCATCATCGAACGCATGCGAGCCGGGCTGATGCTTGGCGGTCATTGGTCTTCTCCTGTGCTCCGGTTGAGCACTCCAACGTACGACCGAACCGAAGCTCGGTCGCACTCTTGGAGGGCTTAACGGCAGAGGCCTTCGTGCTCGCCGTTGAGGAAGGCGCAGATGTCTTCGGCGAGGCTCAGGGCGGGTCGGTTTGCAGGGAGCATCACGTTACCGCCGATGGGGCGAGGCGATTGCCAAGTCACCAGCGGCACGGCGGCGACCAACTCGCGCTGCTTGCCTTCGCCCTTGTAGATGCCGATAGCCATGTTGGGCATGAAGCGGTCACGGGTCTCAACGTAGTGGACGGTCGTGGTGGTGCGCTTAGCGGTCATCGTCATTCTCCGACGCTCCGGTTGAGCGTTCTCTCGCATGGCCGTCCGGGTGGACGGTCATGCTGAGACAGTTCAACTGTTGAGCAGAGCAGCCACTTCCTCGAGGGCGCACAGGTCGGCGCAGGCTTCCTGCAAGCGCGCCTGCGTGAATTCGAAGGAGCGTCGTTCCATCGACCGCACCTTCGTCTCGTAGCGCCAGTAGCTGACTACGGCCTTGGCTGCCGCAATCTCGTGCTCGATGTCGCCGTTCCGAATGATGGTGCTGATGGTAGTCATGGTCGTTCTCCAGCAGTCCGGTTGACCGCTCCTAAGTGCGCCGCTCATTGGAGCGACGCACTCTCACAGAGGTCAACGCTGTCTAGCTCTCGGCGTAAGGTTCGCCGAGCGCTTCCATCCGGTCGATGGCGGCGGTTGCGAACTCTTGGGCTTCCCGAACCGAGTAGGCTCGGTCGGCCACGATGAGGTCGTCGAGCCCGTCATCGATGAGCGCAACGTATCCTTTGCCCACTGCCCACTTGACCGTGATTGTCCAGCCGTGGTATTGCGTCGTGCACGTCTGCGTGTCCATCGTAATTCTCCAGCAGTCCGGTTGACCGCTCCTACCAGCGTCAGTCTTGCGACTGGCGCTGGCTCACAGAGGTCAACTCACCTGAACGAAGTAGGTTCCGTTGCGGCTGTCGATGCCTTCCTTCCAGTAGAAGTAGTTGCCGAAGGCATCTTCGAACTCGATGTATCGGTCTGGATGCTCGGCGTTCCCGTAGTCGTGAAGCGTCAGGATTGTGCCTTCCAGATGAACTGAGCCGTTGTAGTGGAAGATGCGGACGTGAGTGGACTGCCTCTGCTTCTTGGCCATCTTCGTTCTCCAGCACTCCGGTTGAGCGCTCCGAGGAGCGGCGGAACAATGCTCCGTCGCTCACTCGGAGAGTTCAATGCTCGCATGTTGCCCGGACAAGTCTTTGAGCATCAGAGCGGACAAGTCGACACCCTGACCACAGGCCACATGCACTTGCACCCCACGGCGAAGCCGTCGGGTTTTTCACTGTGTATGTTCGGCGTTTGGTGGGAATGAGAGGGGGAGATGCGGGCTGGCTCTCGCGGACCCGTCTCCGGTCGCTTGGTTCTCTGGGTGTGTGTCTCTCGGCTTGCTGTCTGGCAACTTCACCCCTGTTTTCCGCTCCCCGCCTGTCGTCCGGTTCCAGGCCCGTTCCCTGTATCCGGCTTCTTAGGTCCGGACCCGGGGGCGGTCTTCCTGGGAGGCTTGAGGTGGGGGCGAACCGGATATTTGGGGGTGGTGCCTGTCCGCCGTTGGTAAGGTCCTGAACCAGCTATAGAGTAATCCAGTCCGCAAGCTTGGTCAACCAACGGTGGCAGACTGCCGAGCAGCATTTCCCGAGGGCTGTCCAGCGGTACTCTGCGGGGCTGCATTTGCTCCCGCTATATCCCATGCTATGATGTGCGTATGGCCAAGACGAAGGATAAACCAGAGTGGCGCAGTAGAATTACAAGCACGGCAGAGGTAGACCCCAGCGACCTGCTTGCCAATCCCCGCAATTGGCGCATCCACCCGAAGAAGCAACAGCTTGCGCTTGAGATGGTGCTGGATGAAGTGGGCTGGGTCGATGAAGTCATCGTCAACGAGACGACTGGCTTTGTGGTGGACGGGCATTTGCGCGCGTCGCTTGCGTTGCGCCGGAACGAGAAGAGGATGCCCGTCAAGTACGTGCGGCTCACGGAGGCTGAGGAAGCCTTGGTCATGGCAACACTTGACCCTATCGGCTCGATGGCTGCGGTCGATGAGGACAAGCTGGCCGACCTGTTGAATGAGTTGAATAAGGCCAAGGTGGGGGCAGATGCTTTGCTCGCAATGGTGGCAGATGCGGAAGGCGTGTCTTATGGCGAGGACACCAATCCCCCGGCGAGAGATGTCACCATCTATGAGCAGGCTGTCCAACTGAAGCCGCAGAATGAATATATCGTGGTCACGTGCGTCGATGCTGCGGACTTCGATACGCTCAAGAAGCTGCTCCAATTGCGTGCGGTAAAGCGCGGCGGCTATTCGAATGTGTCGACATTCAATTCCGTAGGAACGGAGCGCGTCATTCCGTTCCAGAGACTCATGGGCGCGATTGCAGCGCTTGTGGATGCGGCGGTGCAGACAAATGCTGATAGCAGTCCCCAGCAAGAACCGAAGCGATAAGGTCAAGACGCTCGCTGTCATTCCGTCTGCCACGCTCTTCGTGCCGGAGCAGGAGGTAGAGGACTACGCCGCGCGGTTCCCATCGGTCGTCGGCGTCCCCGTGCATGGCATCACGAAGACAAGGAACTGGATACTGGACAACACAAAAGAGCGCTACGTCGTCTTCATTGACGACGATGTTGTGACCCACGGCTATATCCAGTTGAACGACACCGACGTTTCGAGATTGGGCCTGACGGAGGAGGAATGGCTGTCTGTTTGGTTCCGGCTATTCGAGGTCTGCGAGGACATCGGCTATCCGGTATGGGGAGTGGCGACGGATGGCGCTCCAAGGTCGGTCTATCCCTATCGCCCCTTCTTGTGGCGCTCCTATGTGACGGCAAGCTGCATGGGCATCATCAACGACAAGCTCCGCTTCGATGAAGCGTTTCAGGTCAAAGAGGACTACGAGCTGTGCCTCCGCTGCATGCGGGACTTTGGCGGCGTGGTTGCTGCCCGCTTCGCCTACTGGCAGAATGAGCATTGGGCGCTGGACGGCGGATGCAAGGACTACCGCACGCAGGAGATGGAAGAGGATGCCATTCAACGTCTGATTGCCATGTATCCCCGCTATATCCGGCGGGTCGTGCGGGGCGGCTCGTCCTATAGCGTCGAACTGGACTTCTAGCAGGAGGTTGCATCATGAGCAAGTTGAAATCCCGCCGCGGAGAGCGGGTTTCGTCACCCAGGCGGGTGCAGGCGCAGGTGAGGGCGATTGAGGCCATCGAGCTTCGGATTGCGGGTGCCCGCTTTGCGGAGATTGCCGAAGCCACGGGCTATAACTCTCCGCAGGCGTGCCAGAAGGCGGTGATGGAAACGCTGGCGAGGTGGGCGCAAGAAACGTCGCAGGAGCTTATCAATTTGGAGCGGGCGCGACTGGATGCCTTGTTCATGGCGGTCTTTCCGCAGGCGCGCCGTGGGATTATGCCTGCGGTCGACCGCTGCCTCGCAATCATGCAACGCAGGGCGCGTCTGCTTGGGCTGGACATGCCATTGAAGCTGGAGGCCGATTGGCGGAAAGAGGTGCTCGGGCAGGGCGGAGACGACACGGCGCTCTTTGAGGAGCTTGTGGCGGAAGTCCTGCAACGCACCGCTGGTAAGACGACCAAGAGCCCGGACGCAGGATAGCCAATGGCCGCCACGAAGAAGCCGAAGAAGTGGAGGAATCGCATCGTCGGTCATGCGGACGTTCCTCCGGGCGACCTGATGGCGAACCCGCGCAACTGGAGACTGCATCCCCTTCTACAGGAGAATGCGCTGTCGGCGGTGCTGGCGGATGTCGGATGGATTGACGAGGTGATTGTCAATAAGCGCACCGGCTTCGTTCTCGACGGACACCTGCGAGTTGCTTTGGCGCAGAAGCGCCACGAGACATCGGTTCCAGTGAAGTACGTTGACCTGACAGACGATGAGGAGGGTCGCGTGCTGGCTGTCTTTGACCCGATAGGCTCCCTAGCGGGTGTCGATACGGACAAGATGGATGCCCTTCTTGCTGATATAGGCGAGCAGGATGCCAGCCTGCAACTGATGCTCGACCGCGTTGCTGGCAAGCTCACGGAAGTGACGGTCGAGGAGATATGGAAGTTCATGCCGGAGTTCGTGAACGAGAAGAACATGAACAGCCTCCACTCAGTCATTGTGCACTTCGAGGATGAGAAGAGCGTCGCCGAGTTTGCGAAGGCGGTTGCTCAGCCCGTGACGATGAAGACGAGAGCTATTTGGTATCCCCGGAAGCTCAAGGAAAACCTAAAGCGGTTCACGACATGAACCCGATTCATCCCATCTACATCATCTCCAAAGGTAGGTGGAAGTCACGGCCGACTGCCAAGGCGCTGTCTCGTATCGGCGTTCCGTTTCATGTGGTCGTAGAGCCGCAGGAGCACGACGCCTATGCCGAGGTCATCCCGCCCGAGTTGCTTATCGTGACGCCGTTCTCCAACCTTGGGCAGGGGTCTATCCCGGCGCGCAACTTCGTGTGGGAGCACTCGATTGCCGCTGGAGCAAAGTGGCATTGGATACTGGACGACAACATCCGCGAGTTCTATCGCCTGCACAGGAATATAAAATGGCGCTTGAGCAACGGCGGGGCCTTTGCTGCCATCGAGGACTTTGCGGGCAGGTTTGAGAACGTGGCGCAAGCAGGGATGCAGTATGCGATGTTTGCTCCTCGCAAGCTAAGGTATCCTGCTCTTGACATCAACACCCGCATCTATTCCTGCATCCTGCTCCGCAACGACTTGCCCTATCGGTGGCGTGGGCGCTACAACGAGGACACGGACCTCTCGCTTCGCTGCTTGAAGGATGGATGGTGCACGCTGCTGTTCTATGCGTTTCTCGCGGCGAAGGAAGGCACGATGCGCATGAAGGGCGGCAATACGGATGAGCTTTATAAGGGCGGGGGGCGCGCTGCAATGGCTCTGTCTTTGCAACGTCAGCACCCGGACGTTGTGACCATTCGGGCCAGGTGGGGCAGGCCGCAGCATGTTGTCGACTACTCGCCGTTCCGCTTCAATCGACTGCGGTTGAAGCCCGGAGCGGAGATGCCATCCGACCCGACGTTTGGTATGGTGCTCAAGGTCGATGGCAAGCCGGTCTAGCGCCGCATGAGCATTCAACTGACGCCCGGGTCGAGCGTCCAGCTTCAGAACGAGGTGCTAGCAGAGGCCGACCGGCGGAAGCGCGTCCTCGATGCGTCGTCAATCCCGGACCGTCATATTCTCGATGAGTTTGGCTCATGGGTCCCATTTCACGAGGGCCAAGAGGCCGCGTGGGATAGTGACGCTCGTTTCACTTTCGTACTGGCTGGCAGCCAGGGCGGCAAGACAACCTTCGGTCCGTTGTGGCTGTGGCGTGAGATACAGCGCTGCGGGCGAGGCGACTACCTAGCGGCCACTGCGACCTACGACCTCTTCAAGCTCAAGATGCTCCCGGCAATGCGCGGCCTGTTTGAGCGACAATTGGGCGTGGCCCGTTACTGGGCTGGAGCGAAGGTGCTTGAGTTGTGTGAGCCGACGAGTCTCCGGTTCCTCGCCACCAACCAGAATGACCCCATGTGGGGACGTATCATCCTTCGGTCAGCGCAGTCCGAAGGCGGTTTGGAGAGCGCCACGGCTAATGCTGCATGGCTGGATGAGTGCGGCATGGACGAGTTCGGTTTGGGCTCTTGGGAAGCCGTGCAGCGGCGATTGTCCATTCGGCTTGGGCGCGTGCTTGGCACGACGACGCTATACAACCTCGGATGGCTCAAGACGGAAGTCCATGCCCGTTGGCGCGCCAAGGACCCGCTCTACAACGTGGTGCAGTTTGCCAGCATCATCAACCCTGCCTTTCCCAAGGAGGAGTTCGACCGTGTGGTAGAGACGATGCCGCAGTGGAAGGTCAACATGTTCTACCGCGGCCTGTTCGACATTCCCGAGGGGCTCATCTACAACAACTTCGACTTGGAGCAGCATACGATTGCCGACTTCCCTGTGCCGGATAGCTGGCCGTGCTATGCAGGCGTGGACTTCGGCGGCGTGCACATGGCAGCGGTGCGCTTCCGTGAAGACCCGGCCAGCGGCAACCTGTATCTGACCGAAGAGTATCTCGAAGGGCGGAAGACCATCGCCCAGCATGCTGACACGCTCAAGCAGTGGGGCGTCAAGTTCGCAGTCGGTGGCGCTGGCAGCGAGGACCAATGGCGCGACGAGTTCGGCGCAGCGGGCTTCCCAATCCGTGAGCCACTTATCGGGGAGGTAGAGGTCGGCATTGACAGGGTGTATGCACAACATGCGAAGGGTGCTATCATAGTGTTCAAGTCCTGCCGCCGTTACCTTGACGAAAAGGGAACGTATAGCCGGGAGATTGACAAGGGCGGCCAGCC